ACCCAATACAGCCCGGTATCGTGGAATTCTGCTAATGCTGAATCTTTGTCCGCACCCGTGCCCAGGATATGGTAATTTGTGAACACGTGATCTCCAAACAGTTCGCCCAGTCTCCGCTTACGCAACTCCTGTGCTGGTATGTCTGACGTCTGTGATGTTATGGGTATGAACGTCCATCCTTCCGCGGCTAACAACTTGACCCAGGTCTGCGATCCTAACATGGGCTTCTGTGTTCCCATCCAGGCACTACGGTTGAACTCTCTTATAAGAGCACGAATCTCATCCTTGGTTAAACCAAACCTCTTCGCCATCTCGTATTCGTCTTGTTTGTTTGGCAAGAGTCTGTGTGGATAGTATCTATTGCCATCGTCGTCAAAGTAGGATTTCTGCAACATCCACTTAGTGAAATGATGTTCCCATTCAAGAAGCACTCCGTCTACATCTGTAAGTATTATTCTATTTGATTTCATTTAAAAATTTTTCTTTTGCTGATTTATTTTTTGCTATGACGTAGGATTTAAAATTTTCTTCGTTGGTTAATCCACACAAAACAAAACCCGATTTTTTTATAAAGTCTTCAACTGCTTGATTTACACCAAACCCTTTTTTTGGTCTTGTTACCCAATCGTGTCCGCAGATGTATCCGTCGTCTTTTATTTTATTTGCGTAATTTTGTAGATCTGCGAGGCAAGATTCGTATTTGTGGTCACCGTCGATGTAAACCCAATCTATAGATCTATCTTCAATGTCGGTCAAAGCCTCAACACTTGATTTTTTCAAAATTACTACACGGGGATCTTTTGAAAAGATTTCTTTTACCATGTTGTATTTTTTACTATGACTTTCATTTACGTTTTGAATGTCGAGCATCTCGATCCACGGATCAATAAGAAATATTTTTTTTGGATTTGATTTTTTTAAAATGTGTTTTGAAAAGTCGCCCTTGTCGACACCTATTTCTATTACGTGTGAATTTTTAGGTAGGAATGAAATAAGATCGTATCTATTTAATGTCAGCATCTTCCATTCCCGCCACCCTCAGTTTGACGATGTTGGTTATCTGCCATTGCTTCTGATCAAGTCCTTTTGTTATTCCCAGCCATTGGTTACGCAACAGTGCGAAGTCGTTTACAATTTTGGTTAAGTCGACCACGTCATCTTCACCGTCAACGTACTTCTCAGCGTCTCGGCTGGACAGTGCCCTGTTGTAGTTCTCCAGGAATTTGCGGAATGTTTTTGATCTTAATCTCCTCAGTTCTATGTTTAGGTATTCCAGTATCGCCTCTAACTGTTGCAGTTGGCTAAATCTCTCTTCCACAATTCCGGGTAATGCCGCACTTGCCCTTTCAAGGTTGCCGTAGATCTTGCACTGCTTCCTGGCTTCCAACAGTTCCTTGTCGAAGTAGGCCACGCAGTCTGGTATCTTTGCCAGGCTCCTACTTACTTCACTGTACCAGTTGATCATTCGTCCTCGGTGTATTCTTCTACATCGTCCTCTTTTTCAAACACTGTGTTGATGGCTTCCTCGAGTTTGGGATCATATTCTGCTGATGCTTTTATCTCATCAACTTCAATGCCGATGTCTTCGAGACTCTTTATGAAGTCTATGGCCGCATCTATTTTGGATCTCTCAGGCACGTAATGTGTGATCGAGTTCCATAATCTCTCTATGTCTTCGTGTGTGAAATCAATCATTGCTCTTCAGTTTCCTCTTCCTTGGTTTGGGTTTTTTTTACCTTTGATTTTGGTGATTCTTCCACACTTTCCACTTTCGCTTCTGTGCTTTCTTTGAAGTTCGCCATTATCATATCTAATTTATCACCGGTCCAGGCTTTCCTGAAGTCTATGTGTTCCTTGCCCTGTGGGTCTACGTATTTCAGCCTGTTTCCGGTCTGTATCAATATTCCCTTCTTCTCGAATAGGTCAACCAGTCCACTGTAGGGATCCATTCCCGTGTCATAAGGGATCTTGACTTGTACACCCTCGAATGGTTTGGCATATCTGGTCTTCATTACCTTACACGCCGCCCTGATACCCCTTACCTCTGATATCTTGTTGCCTTTCTCGTCTTCTTTGAGCTTCAATTTCTTCATTGCTATCACGATAGAACTGGCATATATGAAACCCTGTCCACCGGATATCTTATCATCTGGATCAAACATGTCCTGTGATGCATAGGTGTGGTTTGTGGCTATCAGTCCCACGTTCCAACTTCCAAACATGTTTACACAGTTCCTGACAAGTGCGGTGAGAGCCTTTGGCTTCCTACCAAGGTCACCTTTCATGTCTCCCGCTTCGAATTGGTTAACATCCGTTGGCGTCAGCATCATGCCCAAACTGTCTATCACGAAAAGAACTTTGGGAGCACCTTCTTTGTTATCAGCGTGTTGTTCCTTGTAGCCTTTCATGAATTCGGATATGGTCTTTGCCACGTCGTCCACCATTGACATGCTTAATTTCAGGAGTTTTTCTTCTGACGTGTCAACGCCCAGTGCCTGTAGCCATGTCTCGTCAAGTGCGTTCTCTGTGTCTATCAAGATCACAAAGATGCCCTGCGCTTGTGCGTTCTTGATTATGTTTCCTGATGCTATGTATGATTTACCTGCACCCGATTCTCCTGCAAGTACCGTGACCTTACCTAATGGTATTCCTTTATTGAAATCACTCGTCATTAGATAGTTCAGCGCATAGTTTCCTGTACTGATCCAGTCTGTGGGATCGCTGAATCCTATGCCCAGCCCCTGTATTGATTTTGTTATGCTTTTTCTGAATTTTGTTGCGTCAAACACTTTTGTCATTTTTTATTTCCTTTCTAGTATTATATCTATCTTGCTGTCTTTTGTCAAATGGTCAATGTCGATAAGTTCTACTTTACCAATTTCTATTAATCCAATACCATGTTTCTTTTCATATGGATCTATTTTATTTTCATTTGCCCATTTGAAAAAACCTATAGGAAAAATATTTTTTTTATTCTGCAGTGAGATAAAGATATCAGCCCCAATGTAATGATTATTTTTTGTTGCCGCGTAGTCTATGGGCAGATTGTCTTTGTACAGATCAATATAAGACTTTCCAAGCTCGTTGTAAGATAGATAAACTTTATTTTTTGTTTGATGAAACTGGATTAACTCGTATTCATCATCAGTAAGTTTTTCTCTTAAGGTTAAGTTTCTTTTCTTTGTCCATTGAATAGGCAACTTTTTTTCAATACGTCCAAATGATCTTTGTTCTAAGACGTGTACACAATAATTTAGATCTCGAACACTTTCTTTGATGTCCATAGGAGCAATTTTCATAAGTTTTGTAGGGTTATCAAATTCTCCTGATAATGTTTCAAATTTCATGTGGAGGTTATTGTAAAACTCTTGATCTTTCCAGTTGATGTTTTTGGGTATGCTTATAAAATCCTTTTTCAAAAAGGAATTTATTTTTTTTATTGTTTCTAACAACAGAAGTTGTATTTCACTTTCTTGCCATAATGAAAAAAAACTTCTCTTATGATCTATGTCCTCGCCGTCGCCGACATAAATGGATTCAATTAAGTTTTTCCATTTATAGGCAACGGCGTGATCATAAAGATCTATACGGAAAGCGGGTTTTCCGTCTATCTCGTATAGCATTTTTTTGTCAGATTATTTCGCTTGTCTTGATCTGATCAGTTTCAGTATGTCTTCCGCCCTCTTGGCACTGTCACCCGCGGGTGCCGCCGTTGCCGGGGCCGCCTCTGGTTGTGGTGCTGGTGCAGTTTGACTCACTGCTGGAGCAGGTTCAGATGCAGTTGCCGTCGTGGTCGCTGGTGCTTCCGCAACAGGTGTCTGTGGTTTATTGTAAGCCACTCCCGCTGGTCTGAAGTACTGTCCGTACTGTTCGAGATCATATGCCTCACCTTCAACAGATTTCTCGAATAATTCTTTGATTATCTTGACCTCTGCTTCGGTTGGCTCTTTTGGTCTGAAGTCACCCAGGTTGTGTAACCCGTGTGTGTCGATCGCGGCTCTTTCAGCCTCGTCCAACGGTCTTTCCCTTCTTGACCATTTTGATGTTGAGTAGTCAGCGTAACCACCTTTTGTGGTCTTGGTGATCCTGAAGTCAACACCCTTCAAGTAGTCAGTTGGCATTTCCTCCATCTCTGGATCCATCAGTGCCCCTCTGATTATGTTGAAGATCTGAGGTCCGATGATGAATCTTCTGATCGGATTCTCAGGTGTCGTGTCTTCCGCTAACGGATTAGTTGTGACAAATCCTTGGAAGATGTAACTCTTTTTCTTCCAGTATTTCCTACCCATGTCTTCCATGCTCTTGTCTTTGAACCACGGTCTGACTTCCGTCAGCACCGGACAGGTCTTGCCATACATCTCCATGCACGGTACCTGTACAGTGACCGGTCTTGAATCCGTCTGACCCTTGATGCCAGCGAATGGCAGTTTGATCATGTTTCTCTCTGTCCAGAAGAACGTGTTGCTGGTGTCCTTGTCTGGTAGGAATCTGACCACTGCTTCTGATCCTTCTGCTATGTTCCAGTGTGGGTAGATGGCGTTGTCTCCGCCTGTGTTGGAAGTGGAGCGATTCACTTCTTGAGATTTCAACTTCGCTCTTATTTCAGCTAATGATG